CGTCACAGGACCTTTACCTCAAAGCCAGGAATTCCCGGCATCAAAAGAACACCCTTCGGCTTGATCGGTAATCTCGCCTCCTGGGCAGATACATCAACCATTGGCTTAGCACCGCTCAAACCAGCTGACATCCCGATAAATTCAAAGGGCAACAGGCACTCGGTACAACGAATTTTTACGCATGCGGAATATCCGACCACAGCTTTTTCATCCTTATCGAGAAGTCGGTTGATCTCCACATTCGCATGAAAATTCGCATGGTCGCATTTGAAGGCTGTCGTCACATTGCACCGAACCCTTCTCGCATCTGCTGCCGCTCCACTTGCCGCATGACATAGGCCGCGGCCTCCGCGTTGGAGTTGAGCATCATCTTGCTGGCCAGCGCCGCTTCGTGGTTCTGGTCGATCTCCTGGCTCTTTGCTTCGTGCTTCGCCGCGACGACGGCAAGATCGCCCTGCACCTTCTGGATGCCAGGATTCGCGGCGGCGAATTTCTGCGCCTCCGGCGGCGTCATGGGACGGATGAGCTCGCGGTTGTCGCGCCACTCGCTGACCTCCATGAACATATCGAAGAGCAGCTTGGCGTCGACGGTGTAGCCGGTCGCGTTGAGCTGCGCGATCAGCGCCGGGTTCTCCAGCACCTGGATCATCAGCGGCAGAGCCTGCGCCATCGCTTTCTTCGCGGCCAGCTTCGCGCCGGCCAGAACCTCAAACTTGTCATTCGAGTTGAGGAAGTCGGCCTCGTCCATCTCGAACGCATCGCCCAGCTCCTTGCCCAGAATCTCGCGCATCTCGGTCAGCGGCAGCCGCTCCTTGCACATCTCATCCAGCATCTCGATGAACGGCAGGAAGATGCCGCGCACGAAGCGCCCGACCGGCCCCTGGATGCGTCCCGCGTTGGCGGCGATCACGCCACCCGCGCCGGTGGCCGTCCGGACCACGCTTGAGCCTCGTCCGGGGATGCTGCCCTGGCCGAAGGCCTCGTCCGCTCCGGTAGTCGACTGGCTCGACTGCTGCGCGTTCTGCAGCAGCGGGAAGACCTCCGCAGGAACCTTCGGCTGCTCGATGATGCCGAAGGCGTCGCGGGCGGTTCCGTGCTCCGGCGCGTCGACATCGACGATGCCGCCCAGCCGGGTGCGGATCTGCTGGGTGGGAACATTCGCGCCCCGCGCGCGATAGTAGGACGGGTTGAGCGCGAAGCTCAAAATATCCAAGGCTCCGTCCACTAAACCTTTTTCGACTCTCTGATCGCTTCCGGCGAGACGCCCGACGCCCAGGCCATAGCCCGCGCCCGGGATGTTCCAGAAGTTCCACGAGAAAAAGCAGTGACGCCGCATGCCGTGCTGGTAGTTCTTGCGAATGACGACAACATGATCGTCGTCGGTGCGCAGGATTGTACGTACATACGTGTCGTCCCACCTCTCCAGCATCTCGATCGGGCGCTCCATCGGATCTTCGCTGGTGACCTCGTTGTCGGCGGCGCCGTGATAGATCGCCGCGTTGTTCGTCTCCTGCTGCGTAATAACGGAGGGCGGTGTCGCATCGCCTTCGTGCGCGAAGAAGTAGTCCTTCAGCTCCTGCTCGCTGGGGATGTCGTAGCTGTCATCCTCGCGCAGCTTGTCGAGATCGTTGAAGGTGGGATACGTCTGATGAATGACGTACTTCGCCTTGTCCAGCCGGTTCGCACTCTTCCATTTCGGATCAACGTAGATCGAGCCCAGCGGAACCCACTCGAAGAAAGGCCGGTTGATCGTGACTTCCGTCTCGACGACATCGAACTCGTCGCTCTCGGCGGTGTGGACCATGGCGCCGTCGGGCGCGAACGGCATCGAGACCTTGACCGGAGACGCCTTGCGGACCTGAGTCCGGATCGTCTTTTTCTCCGTGCACCAGCCGCCTTTGCAGATCGCCGTCCCGCTGTTGACGCCGCCCTCGATCGCAAGGCCGCACTCGCCCTGGAAGTCGATCTCGTCGAGCAGTGCGCCGTAGAGCGCCATCTTGGCGAAGGCGGTCCGCTGGTTTTGACCAGGGCGAGGCCGGATGAGGAAGGGCGGCGTCTCGTAGAACAGGCCTTGCTCGATCATCGGCGCCAGCGTGTTGACCTGTTTCGCAACGGTGAAGCGGGCCACGTTCGAGCGCGAGACGACGGACTTCTCGAAGGTGTCGGCGCCGCGCGGCGACTGGTAGAGGACATCGGACTCGTTCCAGTGCAGCGTCCATTGCTTCTCGACCTGGAAGGCCTGCGCGCGGGCCATGTCGCCGACTACCAGCTTCGCGGTGCCCTCGTCCGTGTACTTCGCCGCAAGCGTGGGGCCCTGCAACACAACATCGTCAGTCGTGATGTTGCCGGTGGAGCTGACCGAGTTTTGTAGCTCGCTCATCCTCTCAACCCCGGCATGATGTCTTCGAGCGCGTATGGATTCGTCGGCAACACGTACTCCTCTTCCACTTCCTCTTCGACGTCGGCGGCGATGGCCTCCGGCGCGGCATAGCGGCCCACCCCGTACACGCGATCATGCATATCGCGCTGGCGCTCGAGCTCCATCTGCTCGTCTTCGTCTTCTTCTTCCGGCGCGACTCCGATCGAGCGCGGCAGCGCCTCGCAGACGCGGGCGATGCACTCGACAATCTCGTTCTGCTCCACCATGCCGAAGTTGGTGAATTGCCGGATCAGGTCCGTCATGTAGGCGATCTCGTCCGAGAAATACACGCGCCCGGTTGCGATCATCGGTTCGAGAGACTTCAGCCGCAGGTCGCGGTCGCCATCGTCCTGGTCGCATGGAATCCAGCGCAGCATCACCTTGTATCCGGCCTCGATCGCCGCGTTGTGGATGTGCTGCTCCATGTGGCGGGAGCCGGGCGTCGAGACGATCTGCACGGTGCGGGTGTCATGCTTGCGGGCCAGCTCGATCACCTTGCGCGCCTGGACGGACGGCGGCCAGATCCCGCGCACCACTTCAAGGATGAACATCCGGCCCATCTGCATCCGGCCGACCGCTGCGCCTGCATACTTCATCGCCGGGTTGCCGCTATAGGAAAAACGCCAAGTGATATGCGCGGCGCCCTGCACCGGGCTGCTCTCGCCGTCGATCGTGGCCGCCGCGATCGCCTCGCTGGTGAACATGACCGTCTTGCCGCCATAGGCATCGTTCATGTACTGGGTCATGAAGCTGCTGTAGTCGTCTTCGTAGGACTCTTTGAGAAATTCGTAACTCAAAAGGGTCGGGAAGGTCAGTTCGCATTCGTCTTCCTCGGGGAAGGCGTCTGCGGTGAGCCGTTCGCCGCTCACCAGCGTCAACGCAGGCCGGCAAAGAATCTTGATCTTGCCGGGGCGCGCCTTGGCGATATCGTCGCCGTAGGCGTCAAAGGGGTCGTATCGGGTTCCGGCGGTGTCGCGGAATCCGCCCGGCATGAGCATCTTGCGGTTGATGTGCCGGTTTTTCTTCGTTTTCTCGATTCCCTGGGGAGTCTCCGCGTTGCGGTTGTCGACAATGTCGTCTTCCTTCATCCATTCGAAGTGCCAGCCCGACATCGCCGACTCCATCGAGCCCGACATGATCGTGTCATCCTTGCGAGCGGTCTGCCGGTGCGGTGCGCGATAACTTCCCACGCGCACCTCGGAAGGAACGATGCAGAATTCGGGAAACAACTCCTGAAATGCACTACCGCTCGACCCTCGCGCCTTCACAAAATGCTGTGTGACCTCGCCGACGAAGGCCTGTGCCAGCTTGAGCGCGCCGGAAAGAAGTAAACCGGAGTTTTCCGGAAATCCGATCACCCACTGGACGCAATCGCCCATGTTGATAGTCGACTTGAACGTACCGCGTGGGTCCAGATGTAGCCGGTTCTTAATCGTGTCCTGCTCAAAGATCGGCTTGCGAGGATCTTTCTGCACGTAATGATTAGTGACGGCGCGATGGTCGGCTTCGGTCAGCTTGTTGTAGCCCAGCAACTCGTAGCAAAGCCAGAAGAGATCGGTCTGAGCGCGCAGGCGCAGCTCATCCCGATATCCTCTGTCTTCGCGCACCCTCGCGAGATTGATCGTTGCCGACATCCGGTTACTGCCCCTGACCTGCCTGCATGTCCTGCGATGGGTCGGGCTCCTGCTGCGGAGCTGCGGGCTGTCCCTGTCCGGCGGCGGGCTGATCGCCCATCATGTCCTGCACGTGCTGTCCCAGGGCCTCGTTGTCGGGAATCACGGCGCTCTGCGACGGTCCGGGGTTGCCGTCCTCATCGCGGGTATCGTGATGCACCATATGGCCGCCATGGTCGGCGCGCTCGATCGTCATGCGGTGAACATGATACTTTTTCGACTTTTTCTCGCTGGGCGCATCCTTGCCCAGATGGTCCATTACGGCTTTCTTCTCTTTTGCCATGGCCCTCGCCCTTCGGTTCAAAGTGGGCGGCATTGCTGCCGCCCCTTTGGCTCTGGTGATTGTCCGCGACTCCTTTTCTCTCGAGGCGTCGACCATTCCGCGTGGTTGCACGGAATGGCTTAGGCGTCGAGGATGAAGTCGGCGAGTAGGGCGCTGTTGGCTCCCGCTGTTCCGAAGGTGACGGCGATCGCGAGCACGAGCGCGGGTTCGTTTGCTCCGTCGATCAGGGTCAGGGGGTTGGTGAGCGCCGCACCGGCCACAAAGGTATTGGCGACGTTCGTACTCAGGACGCCCTGCAGCTTACCGGAGACGGAATCGAACGAGCACTCCGCTTCGAGCAGGAAACCGTCCGTGGCGGCACCGATGGCAGTCGCACCGCTCTTTCCGAGCAGGGACCAATTGGCAGCAACGAAGGGATCGGCCGGGGTGGTAAGCGCGCCGTACAGGCTGATCGTCGCCGTGTAGGCCGCGGTGG